GGATGGTATAAGTGTATGCTATTCCTTACTTATTTGTTAACGATCTTGTTAGTTTGTAAGTAGAAACCCGGAGTTCCATGTTTTGGAATTTCGGATCAGGATATTTAGCCTAGCTAATGTTAAGCATTAGAATAAGGCTTTCGTAGTTTTGTTTGTTTAAAGGTGTAAACACTCTTTTATATATTTGACTTAGTGCGTTAATTATAGCGTACTACCATTTTAATTTCTGAATTTCTGATATGATTTTATATATGACGGATTGGATCATCTATATAAAAGTCAGAATATTAAGACACTGTACAAAGCGCTCGCGTTAGAAGCGAGTTTACGCAATCACCAATAGCCACTTAGAAATAATCACAATAAGTGTTGTGATCACTAAGGATCTTATTAAGTACATTGAACGTCTATGTAATACGTAGCTAGTCAGACTAGTTTTGACGTATTATTGAAACATACCATAACCGTACCCAAGAAGTTGATATAGTGAAAAATCAAATGACAGTATGTGAAAAGGGAAGTCAAAGAGACTACACTCTTTGGTTTTCTGGGTTCCATGGCCCGGCATATGATTCGTGAGAATTTAAATCCCTATGGCAAAGGGCGTTGTAAGTTAGCGGTGTGAAATATCACGTATAACTTTTTTATGTCATTCAAATGGAATACAAGGGAGGGAAACCCGAAGTACCCCGTGCAGGAGGTGACAAAACTGCACCCCAGTCTTATGATAATCAGACTGGGAGTCAAGAGGACCGTAAGCCTCTTACCCCAATTATCGCAACCGTCGGACAGTGGATCAGACCTGGAAGAGAAGTTATCCTTCCTGATAACTGTTCGTTATCTAGAAATGTTTTGCTTGGCGAAGATTTAGTCATTGCAAACAATGAAAAATTCTCTATTAAATTCATGCCTCCAGAAGTTAGAAATCAAGTTTTTGCTAACATTTATAGTCCTAATGATTTTGGAGACTTTGGAGTTGCTGATAAGATGCCTGATCAAGTCAGTCAAAAAGCATTTAAAGATATTTATTATGATGCTTTTTCAGGCATGCCAGAGTTAGAAGAAAATTTTATGGAAATAGATTTTGAGAAAGAACCAGGAATGAAGAAGGAATACGAGAGATATATAGATTATAAGATCAATTGTGACCTTTTTAAAGTTGATCCTGTAGATTTTAATCAATGGAGATTACAATCATTCCCGAGCACTATTTCCAAAGCAGATTGGAGCGATACTGGTTTTTGGGATGTTAGCTTAACAGATGAGTTTGAAGTTGTAGAAGAAGAAAAATGTGTTATGACCTCGTTTGTTGAGATTGGACCTGAAGTTCCAGTTAGGAGTTGTGAAAGTAGTGATAGTTTAGTGGTTTCTGAATTTAAGGAACGAGTAGGTAGAGTTAGACATAATTATAGGATTAGTGATTTGAAAGTTTCGAAGATTAAGAATGCTTCGAGAAAAGTTTTCTGTGAAGAGATAGACAAGTTCTGCAATGAATATGTTGCAGGCGAGCCGAATAAACGATTGAGCCCGGCATTTAAGGCTCAAAATGATAATGTGGTACTTGAACATGAGTACGAACCAGTTGTTTATTGTCGCGCAGTTCAGTTCTTGCGCGTTCCGAAGACTTTTCCTCAGGAGCTAGTTAGAATTAGAAAGTTATGTCCTCATTTGATCAATGGAGATTATGACTTAATGGTTTTAAAAGAAGCTTTTAGATCAGTTAATGAAGTGTTATATGAGTTGTGTTGGTTTGTCAAAGCCGATGTAGTATCATACAAAACTTCAAATAAGTATTTATATCATTTCTTCCACAATGGAAGACAGCTTACTCACCTTCATGCTAAAAGGGTAACTGAAAATTTTAGAGATAGCGATGCCATGACCTATTGGCTTCGAAATTATCCCTTGTTTCTTCAAATTTTCTGCAATAGGAAAGTGAATCAGTTCACTAAGAGAATTGTAGAGTATATGAACGATCAAGGGACTATGTATCAAATATCGCAAGGCACTAGTTTGTGCTCGAGAAAACCTGATCTTAAGGCTAAATTTAAACGAGGGCCAGGTCGTCAGTTTAATGACGACCGTGATCGAGGTGTTAGAGGTGTTAGGAATAAGTATATTGAAGAGAAAGATATACATTATGAACGTCAGATGTTTTCGCCTGTTAAAGAGGCATTTTCTAACCAGAGCTTTTTCTCTGGTGCTAAGAATTATGTAGTTGATAAAGTAGGTAGTTTTTTAACGGATGCAGTCTCAGATGCTGTATCCAAAATTCCAGAAAGGATAGGTAGTTTTGTAGGTACCGCTTTGCAAAAAGGTGCCGATTTGTTTATTTCTATCAAAGAATATTTAGTTAAGGAGTTTGAAAACTTGAAAGAGATTGTGACATCTCTTTTTAGTTCGATTTCTCAAGAAACCAAGATCTTTGCTTGTATATCATTCTTTTGTATATTTTTATTACTTTTGTTTATGTATATATTTCGTAGTATGTTTAACAAGTGTAAAAAAGTTTTTTCGTTGTGTTTGTGTTCTACTTTAGAATATTTAGGTTGTAATTTATCTAAGAAAGACGTTCTTCATATTCAAGAAGTTTTTGAGAATGAGTATGAAAGACAAAGTCTTTCTGATTTAGCCCCTGTAGTGGGTTTGGCTTTAGGTGCTGCGCTTTCGGCAACATCTAAAACAGATTCGCAAACGGCGGGAGCTGTTATTAATTTTGCTAGTAGATTTCCTACCGTGTTTTCATCGGTAGAAGAATGTGTATGTAGTGCTTTCGATCATATATATCATTGGTATTACGGAGAACATTATTTTAAGGATAAGAAGATTATGGATGATTTTGATAATTTTGTCGAGGAATTTCGTGCTTTTAGCGAAACTCCTGATATCGAGTTAGCCATAGATCGAGACCTCACTATTGCTCAGAAGCTTGAAGAGCTTCATTCAAAAGTGCAGATTCTCGAACCTCTTACTCATCATATTCGTAATACACCAACTTTTTCAATGGTGTTAGGCAAGACTTTTGCCAAAATTAATAGTTTATACGAGTCTCATCGTAAGTCTGCAGATCTTTATTGTACTAGAATAGAGACTGTTTGTTGTTGGTTATTCGGAGATACAGGTATGGGGAAGACTACTATTTATCCTCATATTGTCGCAGCTGTTTATGATCTTGTTCGTGATGCATTGCCGGAGTTGTTACCTTATAGGTATTCACCTTCACATTGTCATCATCGAAACAAACTCTCCCAGTACTGGGAAGGTTATGAACGGCAGTTTGCTTGTATATGGAATGAAGCATTGGAAAAGGAAGATCCTCAAGAGAGACAGAGGACTTTATCCGAGTTTTTAACAGCTTGTGAGAGCGGAACTTTTCCGCTTGACATGGCTTTTGGAGATAAAGGTAAGGCGTTTTTTAATTCTATGCTTGCTTTGATTACATCGAATTTTACTGATAATTTGCTCGCGAAAGAGTCTCATATGACCTTTCCTTCCGCTGTTGTTAGACGACGGACTTTATATTTACAGGTCGTAAAAGACCAAAAATTTGTTATGGAGAAGGATGGAAGTTCAGCCAATTTTGACGAAGGCTGGAAATTCATTGTTAGCGAACCTAGGGTTGCGGCGTTTAAAGAGTCGTTTTACTTGGGTTTACCAAAAACTTTGCATGAAATGGTGCAGAAAGACGGATCTATAGTTCTTCGTTTTTCACATGTCGTGTCCATACTTGCTTCAGAGATTATTGAGAGGCAAGCAAAAAGACAAGATGTGTCTGAATTCATGCGAAATTTTTCTTATACTAAGTATGTTACAGAAGCTCGTTCTGTAGTTGAAAAGTATGATGGTCCTGTTTTCGAAGCTAAAGAGAGTGATAATTCGAAAAGGGGTGTTGAACGTAGTATCCGATCTGTGCACAGAGAGCAGAAAATGGGGAGATTTCAACAACGTGTAAAATCCACTGAATCGGCAGTAATGACCGAGGTGGTTTCGTCCAGCGTTCCTCAGACGCGTGTATCTGAGATGACAACAACTACTGTTCCTGTTGTTGTGGGCTATGGAGATCGTCCATGGCATAGAGTAGAAGAGAAGAAGGAGGAATCTTTACGTCCGTTTAGAAGTCGACGTAAACCATTACCTCCTGTACCAGTTAAGATTGACAACTATCAACGTCAAATGTTTTCCTCAAAGATTTGGGGAAGTCAAAAACCTATCGTGGATCAAGTGTGAAAAGTTGTTGATCCTGACTGGTATAAGATTGTTAGAGATATGGAGTGCTATCAAGAAGGCTATGGTTCTTCTGTTTATACTGATGATATGGCACATGTGGTAGCTTATAATGTGTCAGATCAAAAATGGAGGACAGAAGCACCAAAAACGATTGGTAGTGTGATGCCCAGTTTCTTCAAGAAATTTTTTGAGGTAGTTTCTAAACATCTAATGAGTCCTGATCCTAGGATTATTATGAAGGGGGCTCTCTTGTGTAAAGCGTTGTTCTTAAGAACGATTACACATGGGAGACTTTCTGTTTCGTATGGAAATTATTTCATGAAGAAAATGAAGAAATATGGTTTGAAGAGAAAGGAAAATGAATTGATGTTCAAATCGCCTAAAATGGGTTACGAGATCATGTTGCTTGTACGAGAAGAGTCATGGTTTAGAGTAGCTCAATTTCCATTTATGATGGAAATATCAAATTTCTTTCTTCCCTCTGAAAAGAGGTTTTCAGTTCCAGACAACTGGTGTTCACGATTGATAAATACTATTGAAAGATATAGTGAAGCTCATAGCGGAGAGATTCGCTTACGAGATTTCGTGACACCAAAACAGTTCTGGAAGATGTTTCCTTTGACTGAACCTTTTTTGAAAGTCAAAGAAGAGACTATGGGAGGAGCCCATTGGTCTACTTATGGAAGTTTGTTGTATGAACGGTGGACAGATTATTTGGATTCTACGGTTGGAAAATTTATGAGAAAACATTCAACGCTTGTTTTTGGCGCTGCTGCTTCTGTTCTTGCCGTAGGTTTAACTGGTCTGTGTGCCTGGTTTTGTAAAAAGGAAGATGACTCAATTAAGGAACGAGTCGGGATTTATCGCGAGGTAGGGGACAACTCCAATTTCGCAGAATCTTTAAATTCTTCTATAGCGCATCGCGGTAACGCGGTAGCGCAGTCCTTAGGAAGAGGACATCAACAAAGACTTCCGAACCGTGCAGTTCACGGCCATTCTTTGGGTCGGGGACATCAACAGAGATTGCCTTCTAGGAGTGTTCACGGTCATTCTATGTATCGAGGACAATCTCAAAAATTACCGATAAGAACTGTTCATGGTCAATCTGAACAAATTCATATCGAAGAGTACGTTGTAGAAAGTGCGTTTTCTGAAGGAGCTGCTTGGGTGGTAGCTGGGTTCAAGTACCCGTCGCTCATAGAAGCTTACGATGATTACGTTCTTTTTATTGAACGAACTTATACACAATCTACCGCTGCAAGTATTTTGCAGATAGTAGGTGTCTGGATGGAGTATTGTGACTCTCCAGACTTTTCTATTTTAGACAGTATTATATTTGATGATTGGCGTGATTGGGAGGGAGTGGATATTCCTTCTCGTCAAGCCGTTATGAAATTTTCACAAGCAAATCCTGATCAACGGCAAACTTGGCTTCGAGAAGCCAAGCGAGCCGGTGACTGGGATTATAGGCTTTATAATTTAATTGACAGTACAGTCTATGCCCAGAGTGGATCACTTCAACAAGTCTACAATTTTTCTCAACATATGAGGACTATTGAGGTGGTTTACCCTGGAGCTCGTAGATATCGTGCTGATGGAATCCTTAGTGGTTCCAGATTTTTTACTATAGCTCATTTTTTTTCTGAGTATGGTTTTGATTTTGAACAAATTAACATCGTAAATTCACAAGGAGTTTTGGCAACTGCGTACGCTTCACAGGTATCGGTAAAGCCAATACAACATAAACGCGATGTATTTGTAATTGATTTTCCTGCGTCTGCATTGAGCCCTTTTAAAAGCTTGAAATCTAAGATGTTCAAGAATGCTCAGGAGATGCAAGAAAAGCTTTCGATGGTAGGGGAATTCACTAGGTTGTCACGTACTGTGATGCCTGATGGTAGTATCCTACTCGAGAAAGTAACTCGAAATCATATTCAAAAAGGAGTGAAACCAATTGATGAAATTTATCTTCATGATAAATTCGTCAAGGTCGACCATTCTTTTTATTATATTATGCTTGGTGGAATGGGTGTGCCTGGAGATTGTGGGCAACCATATCTCTGGACAGATCCAACTGGGGTTGTCTGGTTTCTTGGTATTCATACTGGGAAATCCAATGACAATTCTATTTTTTCGCCAATTTTTCAGGAAGACCTTGACGAACGCTATTTTCGTCAATGTTATGTTCCATCTTATCTTCAGATAACTTCGCCAACGTTGTCTCGCCCTGTTCACAATAAGAAATTTTTGTATTTGGGGAAGGCGCCGAAGGTAAAGATAATACCTTCTGAAACAAGATTGCGAGCCTCTCCGGCTCAAGGGCACCATGATATGGAGCCCTTATATGGAGAACCTCTCCAAGTTCCAGGTTATTTGTGTGAGACCTGGATTGGAGATCGAGAAACCGGATTTCTTTGCAAGCCTCTTGAAAATGCGTTGGAAAAATTGTCTCGGGCACCTCCGAGACCTATGCCAACGTGGATGAAAGATCTTGCTAAGCATTATCCGCAAATTGCATTTGAGGGATTCTTCCCTCGTGAAATGGATTTAGCCAGGATTCGTCTCTGGACTATTGAAGAGGCGATTTTTGGAATCCCAGGGATCTGGGATGGCCTTGACAGTTCTACTGCTGTCGGTTACGATGTGGAGTGTGCTATACCAAAAGCGCGTTCCAGAAAAGATCTTTGGGATCCAGATACCCGCTGGATCCATCCATTACTTAAAGTGTTAGTTCAAGGGATATTCGATGCGATTGATCGAGGAGAGCTTCCTCGTAATGTCGTAGCTGGATGTCTCAAGGACGAACCACGACCAGATCCAAAGAAACCTCGTTTGTTTTCTGTTGGATCCTTATCTATGTTACTTTTCCATGTTATGGCGTTAGGAGCGATTGTATCTGAAATGAAAAGGTGTCGCGCTAGTTCTGATGTAGCTATTGGAACTAATGTACATGCATTTGATTGGAAACTTCTGTTTTCAAAAATTTTGGATAATCGTGCTCTTGCTGTCATAGCTGGAGACGGTGAATCTTTTGACACAGGAATTAACCCTTGGGCAGCTAAGTTATTTAGTTATGCCCTCCTACCTTACTATCGTCTATCCAAGAAATCCAAGAGTTATCGGTATGTTCAAGCCGCTTGTCTTTCTTGTGTAGGCCCTATTTTGGTAATAGTGTCAGAGGTTTACGATTTGTCGTTTAGCAACCCTTCGGGTCAATGGCCCACAGGGATTTTCAATTCTTTTGTTAACGTCATTTCATTCAATTTCTTCTTTTGGTTCGTCGTGCAATCACATATAGAGACCGACCCTGAGTTAGGAAATTATAGTAGGCGAGAGGCTATGCCCCTCATTGTTTATGGAGATGATAATATGGCTGGTGTAATTAAAAGATTTCAAAAACTTTGCACCATGCCGGAATACGCAGAATTCGTGTTCCGATTTTTTGGCTACAGGTATACTAAGCCTGATAAGTCAGAAATTACTGAAAACTTCATGAATCGTGAGGATGTAGAATTTCTCGCCAGAAGATTCCGCCAGGAAGGTGGAAATATAAAGGCGCCATTAAGCGAAGCGTCAATTCAATCCATGTGTTACTGGATTCGTGAGCCAGCAAAAGATAATCCAGAAGGGATGACTTTAGAGTCTCAATTTTTGGTTAATTTAGAGCAAGCTCATCAAGAATGGTACCATTATGGAAAAACCCGTTTTGACCTTGAAGCTGATCGCATTAAAGCTATGTGCCTGGAGCTTGGTATATCCTATCCAGGTAAGTCGTATAGACATTATAGCGAGCGTTGGCTTCAAGCTCAACACGGTTAATTTGTATAATAATTGCCTGCTCGGAAGGCATCATTGTCCGAGTCGTGTATGCTCACGGTCAAATAAAAGCAATATGGTTATCTAGTCCTTAAAAGACCTCCGTCCGGGGAGAGTAATAAACCGAGATGTTAAGGTTTTCTCAGTGAAACCGCGTTGAGATGTCGGCAAAAACATCTAGTAGTGTGATCCTCTCATGCAATGGAATGAGCATGAGTCGCTGCTACGAATTTGTATTTTCCATCTTTCTAGGGTGGGTGTTTCGATCGAGTCACCTGTCCTTAAGTAAATTCGATCACCGAAGATAATAGTTTTGAGTTGAAGTTAGGAAAGGATGAGAGTAAAGATGATCAGGAAGAAAAAGGTCTCTCTACTTTTCAGAAGGATGAAGAGCAGACAAGGGTTATCTTGCCTGTTGTTCCATTTCCCGTTGTTGGAAATCCTTATCCGGATCAGACCCCAAAGTCTGTTCTGGAACGATGGTATCAAATCGGTTTTCAAACCATCACAAAAAGTTCTGCTTTTGATGGGAGTGTTTACCCCGTTTATGAGTTATTGAATGTTGGCTCTATACAAGATGCTCTTGCTACTTTCAGATATATTAGGTTTTCTAGTGTATCTTTTCGTATGCAAACATCTTCCGTGCCCATGGTTTATGGGTACGGGCTTATATCCAGCATGCCCTCTACAGAAACGGGTCCTATTATAAACTACACCCAGCAAATTCTTTCTTTTGATGACACTGTTTTGATAGACTACAGTGTTCAAAACGAAGTTACTTTAACAATCCCTTGGCGAACGCCTGATCAATGGCTGGATTGGTACAGAGTGGGTTTTCCCACTGTTACCGGCTTTGATCAGTTTAATGAGATGTACCGTATTTATTTCAGGTTCAACGCAATTAACGTCTTGGATTCGACTGCTGTTCCATCTATCAGAGTCATTGAGTTTGCAAAGTTCAATGACTTGGAAACAGCTGGTCATGTTGACGACATTGATACGTACCAAAGACAATCTAGTCAGAAGAGGTATTTTAAGGATTATGGAAATGATCTTTATCAGCATGCCTCATATTTGTCGGAACAATTTATGTCGTTTACAGGCAGGGGATCTAATCCAAATGATGTTCATAGAGATGAAATCATGTCTCATTATAATGCATCAAATGGAGTGGAACGTCCAGCCCCAGCCAAAAAAAGCAAAAGACCCGTCTTCTGATCCTTCAGACCCTGAAGTTAGGAATAACCCGTTCGGATCTCTTGTTTCTTCTGCCTCCATGTATACAGCTGGAAGCGGGAGTTTAATGCAACCAATTCGGGACTTCACAGTTCGAGACTTTATAAATAAGCCGACTTATGTTGACTATTTAAGTCTTACTGCCGGTATGGACATGACCCAAGTATGGCAACTTGGTGATCTGTACTGGAGCCGTATTAATTATATGGCACAGTATTTCCGTATGTGGAGAGGATCTATACGACTAACCTTCGTTATTTTCTCCACTCCCTTCATTTCAGCTCGTTACAATTTTATTGTGAAATGGGGTGGGGCTACTCCTGTTGGATTAGTTGGAAATGAACTAGTGAATGATGTAACGGTAAGAGGTACAACGAGGGTGGATATCACCGTGCCTTTTTTAGCAGCTGATCAATGGTTACCAACCTGGTGTCAGATGCCTGGAGGATATGACTACAATGTTAATTTTCCAGCCGTTTATATCAAAGAACAAAGTCCTGCAGTTTCTGTAGGCGATATACCCGCTGCACCCTTAATGCTTATTTACGAGTCAGCTGGCGACGACTTTGAGTTTAGATCTCTCTGTAATCCGAATCCTCTCAAGGCTTATTCCTATGAGAGGCAAATGAGGATTGCTGAGTTTTCAAAACAAGAGGTTTCCGGAGATGGAGGAACATGCGCGTACCCGTATAGTTCTGACACCGAGATGACGTTTACAGATATCACGAGACGTTGGTGTAACCGAAACACTGACGCTTTGTCTCCTGGTCCTGTTTACACTAGCGGAATAGCCACTGCTGGTGCGTTTGATCAAATCTCCTGTTTGTTTGTATATTGGTCTGGACAAACCAAATTCAAACTTACATGTGCCACCGGTTCGACCATGAATTGTTGGCATACAGACGTCCATTTTCCGTCTATCACATCAGCTGCTGATCGGTGTGCTAGGCCTGAAGATGGGATGGTTAACGTGTGGACTGATCTTACTCGAGTTCTTGAGTTTACAGCCCCACAATTAGCTACCACGTCTTTCCTTCCTATACCAAGGCCTGCGAGTTCAATAACTTGGAATTCCTGGAGGAGCGTTCAATCTCTTCCTCGCCAAGTTTGGAGCGGTTTCTTGCATGATGAAAATAATGCAATAGTCGTCCCCAATCGAGCTTATGTAGCCGGAGGGGACGACTTTACATTTTATTTCATGCTGCCACCGCCTTTGTTGAACAAGTGGCCTCAAAGCGTATCGTCATTGGATAGTTCTTCAAAATTGAAAGATGACTTTACGTCGGTAAAACATAAGGGTGTTGTTTGTCTTAAAGAATTAAGCGAGACTCAGTCTTGCACTATCCCTTTAAGAATTTTAGATCCCTAGGATATGGATTCACATGCCCATATCCCCATTCTTTCCCGG